AACCCAACCGTCCTGCTTTCCCCTCTAACGAAGGAGCATAGTCGAGGGAGAAGGGAAAACTTGGGGACACGACTGGACGAAGCCGCGCAACAGTCCCTCGACTGCCTATTGCACTATTGCACTAAATACTCTTTTTTGCAATGCACTTTTGCAGTGCGTCTAAAAGATATTTTCTTGGCAAGTAGCGCGGTTCGATATGTTTGTAAAACTCTGCAAAGCTGGGATAAAACGTAGAACGCTTTTTGATTTCCTCGAATGCTTGCATAACAATGTCGGCAGGGTACTTTGCAAGCTCTGCTGCAAGGGTTCGACCCTTTGTTGCTAGCATTGTGGCGTCAAGATCTTTGGGAAGCGTCAGCAACGGTAAGATCGTTGCAATACACTTTTCAATATCTTTGGGAAGCATGCCAGCTAAACTGCGATTTACGTTCCTGATTGCTTGGCAAATATTTTTATCTTCATACTTACCAACTTTGTAACCTAACAATGTAAAGTCTTTGCTATGCCTAGCTTCCATTGATGGCACTAAGGTAAGCACTGAATCTGTCACTTTGCGAGTTACCTCTGCTGGATCGTCCACCTTGAGCAACTGTGCTACTGCTTGTTGTTTGTCTGTTGCCGTAAGATCTACGACACCAAGTTCTGTAGGCGGCGTCGATGTCGATGAATGTATTGCCTTTAGATTTGTGGTGGTCACGGAAGATAGCTGCTTCATGGTCATGGTTTAGCTCCAATTTTTTCTGTTCTAGTCTGATGGCATCAATAGATTGAATCAACTCTGTTGAAGGAGTCCAACCATCTGGAATCTGACACCTCTTCTTTCTTTGTTTATTGGTTATTGATAGGTTACTGTCGCTCTCTGCAACACCACTGTCGCTGTGTGCGACAGCTATGTCGCTCAGTGCGACACGATAGATATTGCTTTTGAAAGCGTTTTGCGTTCGATGTATGTACCCAGCTTGTTCAAGATCATTCAGCTTTCTTGCAACAGATGCTCGATGCATACCAGTACGCTCAGCAAGAGTGATAGTGCTAGGCCAACATTCACCTTTGTCATTGGCGTAATCACACAGTGTAACAAGAAGCCATTTTGCCAATGGATCTTGTATAGGCAAACGCATAGCATCAGCCATTAGTGTGAACATATAGCTCTCCATTCGCGTTGTTTGCGATTGCTTCTGCCTTTTCGTTTTTCACCTGTAAGCTCTATCAATCCTTTCTTTTCAAGTTCATTGAACCTACTACTTACACTTGAATTTGATGTAATGTTTGGATGAATGATTTGTACATACTTCCACACTTCATCATGTATACATGGCCCAATAGCCTTGACTGCATCCAACACAATTTGTTGCATCTTTGTAGGATCAATCGACTCAGCAGCTTCATAGCTTGTCGATGGATCATTGCGGCGAACTAATTTATATGCTGGGATTTCAAATAGATCTTCGTTCATGTTGTGCTCCTCTGTTGCAAGTATGCAGTAGTTTAAGACATAGGTTGACGTAATACAATGCCTAATAGCATTATATTTTTGGGTGGGTAGTTTACCTCCCTGCTATCCATCGAATTAACTTGGCAGCTAGTGGATTACTAGCTTCGATGCAGATAAAGTTTGGACCTGACTTCTGTTTTAGAAGATAGATATCCGCTGGCTGCTCTTTGTGTGTTTTTGTTAGGAATGAAAAACCTCGTCCTGTTGCCTGATATTTAGATTCGGCAATCAGAACTTCGGTTTCTGTGGCGATTTTGATGTCGCCTGAGAACTCGCCGCCCATCGATCCGCTGAGTGGTTGACGTTTCGCTTTCGCCCCGTGGTTTTGTAGCCACTCGACCCACCACCTTTCGTGATAGCTTCCTTTGTTGCGCTGAGATGATGCCATCGTTCTTCCTCATAACAAGAGACACAAACAAGAACGCCATGAGCAAGTATTACATACCAAGGTGTAATGGTTTCACATGCTTGGCATTTTTGTGCTTTACCTACCTTGTCTTGTTTTGATTTCGACTTTCGCATCTAATGCATCCAGCCAGCAAATTAACAAGAAGTTTGATGGCACTCGTTTAAATTGTTCCCATTTATGTACAAGAGAACTTGCACAGCCTATCCTGTCAGCCAATACCTCTTGGCTTATACCTTGCTCTTGCCGTAGAGATATTAAACCCGTGACAACATCAGACCAGTTGTCAGAGATTGGTTGCGGTTTTTTGTAATGCGTAAACTTTGATCGCATCCTCAACCTTTTTGGCAGTAGATAGGTGCAGATCTGTGCCGTTGATTGCTCGATAGAAGGTACTGGTTGGTGTGCCAGATTCCTTAAATGCTTTCAATAACGACACATCTGCTTTATCTGCGGCAGCTTGTAATTGATGTATGTAACTAATCATAAGCTGCTTATACTGCATATATGCGAATTAGACAAGGCTAACAATCAGGATCAAAGTCATGCCACTCTTGCATAGCATCTGGTTGCCCATCATTCAGCAGATCAGGGTTTGTTTCTGTAGTCTGTCTATAGTTTGATGGCTCATTTGGGTAATCATCGTCTATGATTTCATAGCCCTTTTCACTCATCTCTTCTCGAATAACAATATCAATATCACTCATTGATCTGCATTTGCTTTCAATGACTGCGTATTGATAGGCTTCATTGTATGCCTTTTCGATTTTGTTCATTGTTTTTGCTCCTCATCTTTCGCAGAATCAATCGCCTCCATGATCTCATTGGTCATTTGATTGCGAACACTAGCTATTGCACTTGGCAAACCAACGCCGAATAAACAGGGCTTGCCTTGGTACTCTTCAGTTTCCTTTATCTGTTTTTCAATAGTTTTAAGGACAGCCATTAGCTGTGCGTGGCTACTTACTGGTAAATTACTCACCATGAATCTCCAATCACTTTTAGGTTTTCTCCATCGAACAGATAGAGTTTTGAAGGGATCATTTTCTTTGTCGTTTTGCATCTTTTGGCTGTGACATATTCATCCCAAGCTGGATATTTATCAGGCCATATTGCGGCCTGACGTCTGATTTTTTGTGCAATCTGTTTGAGTGTCTTGCCACAGGACCAGACTGTGATGTCTCCTCCTGTTTCATTTAGTTTGCAGTAATAGATCATTATGCTGCTTCCTTCTTTGCTGTTTGCGCTTCCCAAATATAGTTGACTGCTTTCGATGCTGCTGATGCTGCACTGAATATAAACTTGCTGTCATTGTCGAGAGCCTTGAGCCAATGCTCAATGTAGCTTGCATGGTCCTCTCGAACCTTTGCCTCAAGGCCAAGCTGCGCCATCAAAAACGCCGATCCCATCTCAGCAACTAACTCTTCGATGGCATAGTCGGTTTTGTTGCGACTGAAGTTTCGTTCGAGGCGAGACTTGTGTCCTGTCCAGTGAACAAGTTCATGGAACAATGTGCTGTAGTAATCCAGAGCAGATCTGAAGTCTTCGAACTTGGGCATGTTGATGTAATCATGTGTTGGATTGAAGTATGCTTTTGATGCACCATTACGAACATCTGCCTTTGTGCCTGATACTAGATCATCCGCTACTGTGTCTTTTGGATCTGTGTTGATGTAATCCTGCACAAGAGGCGGTTGGTATTTGTCTGGCAACCCATCGATCTGATCTGCATTGAAGACTGTATACCATCTATAACATCTGTAAGTTTCTTCTGCCCCACTAGGCAGTTTAGTTGTTACTGGTGCTGAATAACATACTGATGTACCGCGCTCTCCTTTGCGAACTTGACCGCCAATCTCTTGCGCTTGTCTGTATGTCATCCATGTGGGTGCGGTTCGTCCTTGCATCCAAAGCAGAATAACATTGATACCTTGATACATTTCGCCGTTGAAGCGTAGAGGCATTGGCATGCCTCCACCGTTCCAAGGCTTGATCCAAGGGCGAGTGCCAGCTTTAAGCTGCGCTTTGATCTGCCGTGTTACGTCATCAAACTTGCTCATATGTCTGCTCCTTCTTTGCCACTGATCATTGCTTGATAGTCTTCAAATGCTTGAACTTGTCTGTCGATGAATTTGTTTTCATCGAAAGTTGGATCAGCATCTTTGATTGCATGTGCGATTGAAACAACTTCACTTGGATGTGTGATTGTTGGCGTCAACATTTTGTGAATTAGTTCCAGAGTTGATCCTGTTACCGTCACTGTCTTCTTTTGAAATACGCTCACGTTCTTGCTCCATTAGACTGTTTGTTGGTGAACACACACATAGAGTCCAATAGACATCACCACTTCCATCGGACTCTCGAATCCATCCATCATGCTTATCTTTACAATGATGGCATTTCATTTTGTGCCTCATATAGATCTTCTAATGCACGAATCTTTTCGATTTCGTCGTCGTAGATTTTCTGAGAATGACAATCAATGCAGTACATATCATCTGCTTCTGAGTCATAAACTGTTGCATTACGTTCATCGCAAGCTGCACATTTACTAAACATGATAGATCCTTTTGCCTGTTGAATTGATTTGATTGTACTGCATAGTTGCAGTGATTACAATAATAAATGAATTGATTTCGTGGGCGATTTTTGGGGCAAAGATTACACAGCTTGCCAATCAGGGGAGCTGCGGCGATATGCTGCTTGGGCTTCCTATGTTGCCCAGGCGCATATCGCCTAATGCCAGACAGAAAAAACCCCAGCGACCGGAGCCGCTGAGGCTTGGGAGTTTATTCTGCTGCTTGTTGCATGTACTTGGCAGCGAGTTCCTTCCTGCGTTTTGCACCAATGTCTATCCTTGGTGCGGCTGGTTTCTTTGAGGAGTATGTAAACTTGTCTTCGGTACACTCCTCGTAAGCTGCTTTCTGAGCTTCGATGAACACTTTCAACATCTCAATCTCTTGATCGATATTGTCCATGCGTTCATCGATTCGGTCAGAAGCCAGATCTGTGTTGTGCATGCCGCCACGCGCTGCACCGTACTTAGCGACTACCACCACAAGCTGATCGTCTGAGATCTGGTCTGCGCCCTCAATCTGGATCTTGTCATCGACCAGTTGAGCTATGTCTTTCTCCTTCTGGGCGATCAACCACTCTGCTTGTTCTACAGCTTTGCGAGCTAGATTTTGAATGAGATATACGCGAGATCTTCCACCGTTAAGATCTTGATTTGGGAAAGAACTGTTGTATCCGCTTGCGAAGTGATTAGATGTGTTGCTCATGAGAACCTCCTTGTTGAGCTGTGACGGGACTACCCGCCGATAAGCGAGGGAATGCACCGCGACAGGGCAGGGAGCAACCCGCAACACGGAGTGGAGCGGGCAGCGGGTTGCAGCGCACACAACAAACAAGCCACTCCGCGCCACGCGCGGAGTGACTAGTTGTGCGCGACCCTGCAATGGCGTGGGGCATAAGGAATCGCAGGCGGGTAGGGCTGGCATAGTGAAACATGGCGGGGCGATATGACAACCATCTATGAACGGAGCAAGTGGATGCGGCAGGGCTTTTCCAATGAAAGATCCCCTGTGAGTGCTTTTGTGCGTTGACAGCGATATTCAATGTCTGTGAGAAAAGGGGGGGAACAAGGGGGGGTTCATGCCAAGGAGATCGAGCGAGTATGAGTGATGTGATTGCCAAGAAGCTGACCCGCAAGCAAGCGGCCTTGGTTGATACTCTTGTAGCAAATGGCTGTAGCATATCAGAGGCCGCTAGCCATGCGGGGTATGCTTCGGGTGAGAGCGGGAGAGTGACGGCTAGCAAGGCGTTGAGGCTACCGCACGTTCAGCAGTACATGTTGCAGAGAGTAGGTGAAGCTCTTGGGCTGAACGCTACGGTTGCGGCAGCAAAGCTGCTGCATCTGGCGCGGGGGGCTAAGAGTGAGTATGTGCAGCTAGAGGCTAGCAAAGATATCTTGGACCGAGCTGGCTTCAAGCCCCCTGATCGCCATATGCATCTCCACGCCGGAGACATATCGGTGAACATCGATCTAAGCTAAGCAATGCAGCGTTAACATCTGTCGAGTCGGTCTGTGCTGGTCGGGGGGTCAAAAAGTGCGTAGTACCCCCCTCGACCCCGCCTCCTCCTCACATTATTGCCACAAAGGCTCTGTAGCATACTTGCATGTTTAGATTGATTGCTCTTTTTATCTTGGTTGCTCTCCCAGCCTATGCTGACTGCGCTTCCTCTCTTATGTCTCAGGGATACGCGGTAAAACGCTTGTCTGCTTTTTCTGATGGTGTTTGCGGCATTGATGATCCTGTGTTGTTGTCTGCAACGCCTTCCACAAATTTTTCATCGCCAATAACTCTGTCATGCAAGTTTGCCAAGAAGGTTGGTGCATGGACTGCTGCTATTGATGCGGATCATATTACGCATGTTGGTGGCTATAACTGTCGTAAGATTGCTGGCTCTTTCTTTATGAGCCAGCACAGTTACGGCAATGCTATTGATGTAGTTGCTATTGATGGTGTTCCTATAAGCAAACAATGGCGTAGTGCGTACAAAGAGGCATGCAAAATTTTTACTACCGTCAGAACGCCTGATCATGATGCGGCTCACCATGATCATTTGCATATAGACAGCGGATGGGGTTTTGGATGCATTGTTGATTTTGTGCGTTGAATTTTCTGTAAGACAGCGCACATATTATCTGCATGGCAAGTACAGGCAGCATGATAGCACAAGAGCAGGGCGTTGCCCCATCTCTTGATGATGTATTAAAAGATCTTCCGTTGCACCAGAACTTCTATCTGCGTGGCGTCTTTAATGCATTCCTTCCAGCATTTATGAATCCTTTCGAGCGAGAGATAAACGAGCGATCCTTGAGTGGTGAAGCCATCGAGGCTCTTCGCCTTGTTGTTAATGATGTTGCTGGTGATGTTCCAGAGGGTCATGCTACTCAAGTTACTTATGATGAAATCAATAAGAAGTATAACTTGAAGAATGTATTTGCTGCTGGCGGCTTTGATATGAGTGGTTTCGAGAACCAGATCAAAATGGCTCTTGGCACTTTTACAGTTGAAAAGAAGAACGGCAAAACAATCATACATGATAAATATGACTTCCCTCCTGTTGGAGAGTGGGAGCAGTATAGCAACTTAACAAATGCATCTGATTATATTGCTGCCTCTAATAGAGATCCTAGCAAGGCTCCATATTTTGTTGCACGTTTCTTAGGTGAGAGATATATGGCAGAAGGAGATGAAGATAATCTTTCAGTTAATATTATTCTTCCTGAGAAAGAAGAAGTTGTAGACATCGACTTTGATGACAACCCGCCACCCAAATCGCAAAACTTTGTGTTCCGTGGACCTATGACTAATAAACGCAAATCTATATGGGACAAGTTTACTTCTATGTTTGTTACTGAAGCAGAGGCGCAAACAAACGACAACATTGATCCAAGACTTACGCGTGATCTTTCAACGGTAAGAGTTATGCAGCTTAAAGGTAAGCAGCCATTTCCTATGGATGGCAATGATGAATACGGACGCATGAATGATGCACAGCGACAAATAGCTGATATGGATTTGAGTGAATTGGATGGCTAAGACACCAGCATGGCAACGCAAAGCAGGACAGAACCCCAAAGGTGGACTCAACGCCAAAGGACGCGCCTCGTACAGGACCAAGTCAGGCAAAAAAGGCAATCTCAAAGCACCAGTAAAAGGAGCAGCCAACACACCAGAGAAGCTGCGTCGCAAGGGCAGCTTTCTAGTTCGGATGGGATCAGCCAAGGGTCCACTGATGAAGGATGGCAAGAAGACCAGATTGAAGCTCTCACTAGAGGCATGGGGGCATCGAGGTGATAAAGCAAGTGCTGTTGCCAAAGGCAGACGGTTACTGGCACGATATCAAGCTGCAAAGAAGAGGAAAAAGAAATGATGAAGAAAGCTAAGAAGGCTCCTAAAAAGTCTATGCTTACTGCAAAGCAAAAGACATTGCCAAAAGCATTGCAGCAGAAGATTATGAAAGCAAAGATGAAGGGAAGATAAGATGAAAACCAAAGCTATGAAGCCAATGAAGAAAGCTGCAAAGAAGAGTGCTAAAAAAGTTATGCCAAAGAAAAAGCCAGCTATGGGTAAGTACAGCAGGGGCTACTAATGGCAAAGTCTCGCGTCAATGAGGCTGGCAACTACACCAAGCCAGCAATGAGAAGACGTATCTTTCAGCGCATAAAAGCTGGCGGCAAAGGTGGAAGGCCTGGCCAATGGTCTGCTCGAAAGGCTCAAATGCTTGCACTTCAGTATAAGAAAGCTGGTGGAGGCTACAGAAACTAATGAAGCTAACAACCAGACAAACTAAAACATTATCCAAACATGCCAAGCATCACACTAGAAAGCATATGGCTTTGATGAAAAAGCTAATGCGTGAAGGGCAAAGTTTTTCCGCTGCACATAAAGCTGCTCAGAAAAAAGTTGGCAAGTAATGGCTCTTTCAAAGTCGCAAAGATCCCTAAAGTCTTGGACACGGCAGAAGTGGCGCACCAAATCTGGTAAGCCATCTACTCAAGGCCCAAAGGCTACAGGTGAAAGGTATTTGCCAGAGGCAGCAATAAAGGCTATGTCTTCTAAGCAATATGCAGCAAGCACCGCTGCAAAAAGGAGAGCCATAAAAAAGGGGAAGCAGTTTTCTAAACAACCGAAAGCTGCTCGAAGAATATCAAAGAGGTATAGATGACCTTTATGCATACACTTAAAAAAAGTGAACGTGATATTTTACGGCGTGTTGTTCGCACAGTTCATATGCAATATTTTCCACAAGACTTCCAAACAGATTATGAAGCAGATAAAATTATAGCTTCTATTGCGCCTTCAACCGTTGCCCAGCTTATCAAGCAAGGCAAGGATAGAAAGATTGACCAACTTTAAGTTCAAGCCAGATGGCGAAACTCTGAAAGAGTTTATGAAGTGTGACTCATTTTTTCGTGGGCTGCGCGGTCCTGTTGGATCTGGCAAATCTGTAAGTTGCTGTGTTGAATTGTTTCGCAGAGCCTTAATGCAGGAAAAAGGTCCAGATGGAATACGCAAAAGCAGATGGGCTGTTATCCGTAATACAAATCCACAGCTAAGAACAACAACAATCAAGACATGGCTCGATTGGTTTCCAGAAGAAGATTGGGGCAAGTTCCTGTGGTCTGTGCCATACACTCATCACATTCAAAAGAATGATATAGATCTCGAAGTTATCTTCCTCGCTTTGGATCGCCCAGAGGACGTAAAGAAGTTGCTCTCCCTAGAGTTAACAGGCATTTGGGTAAACGAAGCGAGGGAGATTCCAAAGTCAATTATTGATGCATGTACTATGCGTGTTGGTCGTTATCCCTCGATGAAGGATGGTGGCTGCACATGGACAGGAGTTATTTGTGATACTAATGCACCAGAGGAAGATCATTGGTGGCCTATAATGTCAGGCGAAGTGCCAGTGCCAGATCATATTCCACGCGAAGAAGCAAAGATGTTGATCAAGCCAGACAACTGGGATTTCTTCACACAGCCAGCAGGAATGGCAGAAAAGAAGAACGAAGATGGCGACATAGAAAAATATGTCCCAAACGAGAATGCAGAAAACAAAAACAATATGCGCTCGGATTATTATCCAAACATTGTGCAGGGTAAAACAAAGTCTTGGATTGATGTATATGTAATGAATAGGCTTGGCAGCATTAAAGATGGAAAGCCCGTCTATCCAATGTTTGCGCCTGATATTCATATTGCAAAAGAAGAAATACCTGTTGCTGTTGGAATGCCTGTTTATATTGGCATTGACTTTGGCCTTACTCCTGCTGCTGCCATAGGACAAAAGGTTCGAGGCAGATGGATGATATTGCAAGAGATTGTGGCTTTTGACATGGGCATAGTTAGATTTGCAGAGGTGTTGCGGCAAGAAATAGCAACTAGATATGGTGGGTGTGAGATTATAATATTTGGCGATCCTGCTGGCGACTTTCGCGCACAGACTGACGAGACTACACCATTTCAGATTATGCGTGGCGCTGGCCTCAATGCTCGCCCTGCTCCAAGTAATGATGTTGCTTTGCGGCTCGAATCTGTTTCAGCACCCCTTGGCAGAATGATAGAAGGTCTATCAGGACTGTTAATAGATCAGAGATGTCGCACTATTATCAAAGGTTTTGAGGGCGGCTATCAATATAAAAGGATGCAAGTATCTGGTGAGCGTTATGCTGATAAGCCTGATAAAAATCACTTTTCTCATGTCCATGATGCGCTGCAATATTTGATGCTTGGTGCTGGTGAAGGGCGGCAAATCTTGAGTAACATGAGCGTTCCGAATAAACCCTTCCAAGCAACAAGAGACTTTGATGTATTCTCTCGAAAGCCAAAGAAACGTAGAGAAGGCTTGTGGGCAAGGATGTAGTTTTGTGCGTTGCAATTTATATTTAGACAACGCTAGATCACAGTAAGTTATTTTATAAGGAGATCCCAAATGTGTTTAGGTGGCGGTGGCGGCGGCGGCGCTCCAGCAGTTGATCCTGATGCTGAGATTGAGCGTGAAAACCAAGAGGCTGAAGAGCAAAGAAAAAAAGAAAAGGCAAAGCAAAAGCAGCTTGAAGAAACTGTTGCAAAAAGAAGAGGTGGTTCAGGAATGCCTTCTCTTCTTACAAGCCAAGCTGGTGGTATTGGTTACTACAACGAGACTCTCTAATGGATAATATTGCAGAGCGCATGCTCAAGAAGTATGAGAAAGCCAAATATAGCCGAGTTAATTTCGAGTCTATATTTGAAGAGTGCTATGAGTTTGCGCTGCCAATGAGGCAAAGTTTTTATCACGAAGTTGCGGGGCAACGGCGTGATGATAAGATCTTTGATGAAACTGCGGTTGTTGGTGTGCAAGAGTTTGCTTCTCGTCTGCAATCTGGCCTTGTGCCAAACTTTGCTAGATGGGCAGACTTTATTGCTGGCAGTGAAGTTCCAAAAGAGCAGCAAGATGAGGTAAATAATTCACTTGATGAAATCACAGACCTTGTATTTGAAATTATACAAAGTTCAAACTTTGGGCAAGAAGTACATGAGAGCTTCATGGACTTGGCTGTCGGCACAGGCGTCCTTCTTGTGGAAGAAGGCGATGCGATCAATCCTGTTCGCTTTAATGCTATTCCTCTTCCGAGCGTTTACTTGGATACTGGACCAGATGATAGCATTGACCACGTTTACAGAGAAAGGACTCTCAAAAGCATCGAAATACCTGTGGCATATCCAAAGGGTGTTATTGGAGAGAAGACATTAAAACATATTGAAAGAGAGCCAGAAAAAGAAATAAAGATCCTTGAGCTTGTGTGCAGAAATTATGAGCAGTTAAATGAGCAAAGATTTGATTACTATGTAATTAACATAGCTGATAAAGAGATAATCTATTACGAGTTGTTTGAGGGAACAGGATCAAACCCGTTTGTATGTTTCCGTTGGTCTAAGGCCTCTGGAGAAATTTATGGCAGAGGTCCATTAGTCAATGCACTCAGTGCAATCAAAACTACCAACCTCACAATAGAGCTAGTGCTTGAAAATGCACAGATGGCTATATCTGGCGTATATCAAATGGATGATGACGGCATCATCAATACAGATACAATCAACCTAGTGCCTGGCACTATCATCCCAAAAGCAATGGGATCTGCTGGTTTGCAGCCAATAAAGAACGCTGGAAACTTTGATGTAGCTAATCTTGTACTTGGAGACATGCGTAATAATATCAAACGTGCTCTTTACAATGATATGCTTGGAGATCCAAACAGAACGCCAGCATCAGCAACAGAAGTTGCAGAACGTATGGCTGATCTTTCAAGACGGATTGGATCTTCTTTTGGAAGATTGCAAGCTGAAATGGTGCAGCCAATATTGCAGCGTGTTGTGTATATATTGAAGAAACAAGGCAAGATTGAAATGCCATCTATCAATGGCAGAGAAGTTAAGGTAAGGTCCGTATCACCATTAGCACAGGCACAAGCAAATCAAGATATCAGTGCAGTATCAAGATATCTTCAATTGGTTGGGGGAACCTTTGGGCCAGAGATATTAAACCTTCTTATCAATTCAGAGGACGTTGCTCTCTATCTTGCTAAGAAGTTTGGTGTTCCAGATACATTAGTACGAGACAGCGTTGAGCGTGAACAGTTGCTACAAGCAGCGCAACAGTTTGCACAAGCACAACAACAAGGTCGAGTACCAGATGCAGAAACACTTAGGACTGGATAATTTTGTTCGCAGCAAAGCGGATGATGAACGGATATCAAAAGATATCCAAGCACTCTTCAAAACACCAAATGGCAAACAGGTCTTGCAGTATTTGCGTTCAATAACTATTGAATCAGTACAAGGACCGAATGCCTCAGACGCAGAATTGCGTCATTTAGAAGGCCAGCGATATCTTGTTGGCCTTATTAGTCGTCGTATACAACATGCAGAAAAGGTACTCAAAAATGAATGAAGTAACAGATAATGTGGAAGTTGCAACTGAGGCAGCGGAAGCACCTGTAGTCGAGCGTCCTGAATGGTTGCCTGAAAAGTTTGAAACTCCAGAAGCATTAGCTTCTTCTTATGGCGAACTTGAAAGCAAGTTAGGACAAGACAAAGAGAACATTCGTAATGAAATAATGCAAGAGTTTGAGAATGAAGCTCTAGCTAATAGACCAGAAAATGTAGGCGACTACAAAATACCAGAAGGTGTAGACGAGTCTCTGGCTGTAGATAATAAGTTGTTTCAATGGTGGGCAAACCATGCATTTGAAAACGGATATAGCCAAGAAGAGTTTGAAGATGGCATATCACAATATGCTGAGTTCTTTAACTCAACACAGCCAGACTTAAAGTCAGAGATGGTTGCTCTTGGTGAAAATGCACAAATAAGAATTGAATCTGTAAATCAATGGGCTAATAGTTTCTTCCCAGAAGATTTACATGATGCATTTTTAATGATGGGGCAAACAGCAGTTGGTGTTAAAGCTCTTGAATATATGCAATCTCAAGTAAAGCAGTCTTCATTGAACAATGCTTCTCAGCCAGCACAAAGTATCACTATAGAAGATTTGCAATCAATGCAAAAAGATCCACGATACCACGATCCAGTAAGAAGGGATGCGGCGTTTGTTAAAAAGGTCGATGAAGGATTTGCTACACTTTTCCCATCCTGATGTTCTGTATGATGAAGATGATGTAAAGATTATAAGGTCTACATTAGACCATGCATCATATCTTCAACATCATTTGCGACAGACAGATGTTCGAGAATGTATGATTCATGGTTCTACTCCTTGGAGAGCCTTGCATACACCTCTATCAATTAAGAATGCAAAAACATGGACAGGAATCTATCAACAGATTCCTGTTTGCATGTTTGGCACTGTGCCTTTGGTTGAAGAACACGATATTAGAACAGCATTAATATGGATGCTTGGCACTGATACTCTCAATCAAGAGTGGAGAAAGTTTTTACGTTTATCCAGATCTGTATCTGAGTATCTAGTTGAAGAATATGATCTTGTTGAGAATGTAGTTCCCATAGACCATACTAAAACTATTCAATGGCTTTCATGGCTAGGATTTGCGTTTGGAGATATGCCGACTATGATAAATGGTTTTGAATGTGTGCGTTTTGTGCGTTGCGCTTCTCCTTCAAAGATGACATTGCAATAACACGGCCTGTTTTTAACTGACAGCCCCATATGGGATAACTGGATGATGAGCGAAACGGACAACCGCGCGAAACTGTAACTTTTGTAAGAGGACTGAAAAATGGCGAATAGTATTGATACCGCCTTCATTAAGCAGTTCGAGTCCGAAGTTCACATGGCATATCAGCGCATGGGGTCTAAACTCCGTGGTACTGTTCGTACTGCTGGCAATGTGGCAGGAAGCGTTGTTCGTTTCCAAAAGATCGGAACTGGATCTGCCTCAACTAAATCTCGCAATGGTTCCATTACTCCTATGGAGCTGACCCACACAACCGTCGAAGCAACAATGGCTGACCACTATGCGGCTGAGTACATTGATAAGTTAGACGAGTTGAAAACAAATATTGATGAACGTCAGGCTGTGGCAACATCTGCTGCTGCTGCTCTTGGTCGTAAGACTGACGAGATTCTTTATACAGCAATGGATGCTGGTGCTAACAGCACACAGATTCATGATACAAGTTCTGCTTTGGAAAAAGCTGATCTGCTGTCTTTGTTTGAAACCTTTGGTTCAGCAAACATTCCAGAGGACGGAAACCGTTATTTGGCAATGCATCCTAAAGGATATGCTGACCTTTTCCTCATCAATGAGTTTGCATCGAGCGACTTTGTTGGTGAGCAAAATCTGCCGTTTGCAGGTGGCATGACAATGAAAGAGTTTCTTGGATTCAAGATCTTCTCAACGTCTGCTGTGACTGCTGGCAAGAACATGGCTTACCATACATCTGCTGTTGGCCTTGGCGTAAATGCTGATGTTTCCACAGAGGTAAATTATGTTCCTGAGAAGGCTTCACATCTTGCAACTTCAATGATGTCTATGGGCGCAGTAGTTATCGATGATAACGGTATCTACGAAGTCTTAGACAACAACTCATAAGAGGAGGATTAGGAAATGGCTTATTCTGCATCTGGTCTTACTCGTATGGCAGGAGGTGGCGGTCATAATCTTTGGTATTATGATTCTGCTGATGCCTTGAGTGCAGTACGTGCATCAGGATACTTTAACGATGCTGCTAGCATGATGAATGTTGGTGATGTTGTTTTTGTATATGACAATGATGCCCCAACTTTGGGTATCTCTGTTGTGCTTTCAAACACTGGTTCTGTTGTAGACATTGCTGACGGCACTGCTGTCACAGTGACAGACAGCGACTAAAGGGATAGGGGAGGCTTGTTACACCGGCTGGCCTCCCCTAACTTGACATGCCATCAGTAGCTAATTCAGATATAGACATCGCTGCTCGTGCCTTAATATTGATAGGTGCGGACCCAATAACATCATTTACAGAAACCTCTACTGAGGCTCTTGTTGCTTCAAATATATATGAGGATGTTGTTCAGTCTGCATTGTGTGCAAGCAGATGGAGATTTGCAACAAATCAAGCTGAGTTAAATAGGCTTACAGATGTTCCTACTGGAAGATTTGATTTTGCATATCAGTTGCCTTCAGACATGTTGATGCTTCATGCCCTTACCGTAAATGACAATCTAATCGAATATAATATTTATGGTGATAAAGCGTTTTCAAATACATCTGAAACTGACACAGTTATTGCTGATTATGCATTTAGAGTAGGTGAAGAAAAATTTCCTAGCTACTTTACAATTAGTGTTGAGTTTTCTCTTGCAACTACATTTGCTGTAGCTATAGCAAGAGATGAGCAGCTTGCTGCTTTAATGGAAAGCAAGGCAAGGGTTGCAATGCAACAAGCAAAAACTCTTGATAGTCAGCAACAAACAACACGAAAACTTGTTACATCGAGGTTTATTTCTGAAAGGCGTGGTTGATGGCGAGGCTAAGAATACCGCTGAATAACTTTGCTTTTGGAGAAATTAGTCCATCACTTACATCGAGGACTGATACACCTGTCTATATTTCTGCTGCCGAAACAGTGCAGAACTTTTTTATACGCTCTGAGGGTGGTGTCATTAGCAGACCTGGCACTCAAAGAATGTATAACTTTACACACACATTCGATGCTAGCCTAACACAGCAAGTAAGACTAGAACCGTTTATCTTTTCAGATGATGAAAAGTATATTATTGCTTTTTCAAACGCTAAGATTGAATGCTTCCGCATTCACCCAACTACAGGCGCAATAACTCTTGCGACTACTATTACACAAGATACAGATGGCAATTCTTTGCCAATCAACAATACAAATCTTGTGCAGTTTACATATGCCCAAAAGGGTGACTTTATGTTTATCTGCCATACAAGTTTTCTTTGTAGGCAGCTTGTAAGAACAGGCCTAACTTCATTTGAAGTGCGTGTTTTTGATTTTCAAACATCATTGGATGGCAACAATGTGTTTCAGCCATATTATCATTTTCAAGGTAGCGGGGTCACAATATCCTCAGATAGCTTTAGTTCAGGAACAGGTCGCACTCTTACTTCAAGCGCAGCATATTTTGTTTCCGATCACGTTGGTGTGCGTTTGCTAATTGGAGAAACTGAAGCATTAATTACAGGCTTTACTAACTCAACTACAGTAACAGCTACTCTCAAAGGCGATCTATCTACACAGCTTGATCCAGATGCCATCCAAACAAAAGATGATTCAGACAAGATTGAAATAACACATGCACTTCATGGCTTGGCTTCTGGTGCTTCAATAACTATTGCTGATGCTGGTGGTCTTGGTGGAATTTCTGCAAGCAACATAAATGGCTCAAGAACTATATCTAAGATTATTGATGAAAACAGATATGAAGTAACCGCTGGATCTACTGCAACTAGTGGTGCAATAGGTGGTGGTTCACCAGTGATCAAAAGTGCTGCTGCCACATCAGAATGGTTTGAACAATCATACAGTACGCTTCGAGGCTTCCCACAAGCGATTACCTTCCATGAAGATAGGCTTTGGTTTGGTGGAACTCCAAGTCAGCCTGATGGATTGTGGGGATCTAAGACAGGCAACTTTTTTAACTTTGATCTTGGTGATGGAAGTGATGATGATGCATTAGATCTTGATGCCAGTGTTGGCGTTACAAATCAAATAAGGCATTTGGTTTCAAATCGTGATCTACAGGTTTTTGCTTCCCAATCTGAGTTCTTTTTGCCCTCATTTACTGATAAACCAGTAACACCAGAAAATGCTAAAATATCTGTGCAAACTCCATTTGGCACAGGCTTTGTTCGTCCACAATCTGTAGATGGAGCAACATTATTTGTGCAAGCAACTGGCACTGCTGTAAGAGAGTTTGTATTTACCGATAATGAGGGTGCATACACAGGAGCTATGGTATCGCTTCTTTCTTCTCATTTGATTAAATCACCTATACAGCTTGCGGTTGTAAAGGGTTCTTTATCTAGGGCTGGTGCTTATGGCTTCTATCTAATGGATGATGGCACTATTGGTGTGTATCATTCTAACAGACAAGAGAAAAAAGCTGGTTGGATGCGTTGGACTACAACAGGCAAGTTCCATTCTATTTGTGCTGTAGATGAAGATTTGTTTGTTTGCACTTCACGCGATGATGGATCAGGAACGACAAAACTGTTTCTTGAGCAGTTTAATACAAGCATGAAGATGGATTTCTGCAATGAGTTTACTGGCTCAAGTGGCGTTTTTTCTACTTCTGGTCATTTCTCTAACAATGCTGTTGTTGATGTTGTGGATGGTACAGAGTATTTGGGGCAATTTACGGTTGCTAGCAATAACGCAACCGTTACTTCTGTAAAAGCATCTACATCTGCTCAGATTGGTTACAAGTTTACTCCTGAGTTAAAAACTCTTCCTATTGATGCTGCTGTTGCTGGCGGCCCTTTGACTGGCACACCTCGCAAAATAACTAAGGTTACATTAGATCTTGAGGATACATTAAGCGTAAGCGTGAATGGCACAGATATGATTATTCGTACTGTTCAGCAGGATCAGTCAACAGCATTAACTGCTGTATCTGGCAAACAAGAGTTTCGAGTTCTTGGATACAGTAAAGATCCAAGAGTTACTATTAGCCAATCTGCTCCTCTTTCATTGCAGATAAATGGTTTAGTTACAGAGGTGGCTTTCTAATGGACCCAACATTTTTTGCTATCAGCACAGGATTAAAAGTTTTTGGAGCTATGCAAGCTGGTCGTGCTGAAAGGCGTAGACAAGCTGCGATTGCTGCACAACAAGAACAAAATAAAAAGGTTGAACAATTACGTGCATTACAAGAACACAATGCTCGTATTGCTGCTTTTAGTGCTTATGAGTCTACTACAAATGCAGCAAGAGCAATAAATAGAAGATCAACATCTGACAGATCTTATCAAGCTATAATGAAAGCTAGCAGAGAGAAATCTAGAGAGCAGTTAAATAGAGCAAGAGTACAAAGTCTTCTTACTCAAAGTCGTATGCAATTTGCTGCTGATAATGCTAGAGCGACTGGTGCAGCAGCCATGAGATCTGCTTTAGTTAGTGCTGCTGGAGATGTTGCGATGTATGGATATAAAACACGACAAGTAACACCAACAGAGGGAAGCTAATGGCAGTCATTAAACGCTTTCAAGGAAATCAAGTTTTTAATCAACCTGTTGGTGTTGTTCGTCCTTCTGACACTGGAGTTCAGCAGGGGCAAGCATTGAGGCGTCTTGGTACACAAATGTTTGAAGCTGCTTATGAAACAGAAGTAATTAAGCAAAAACAAATAGGACGAGACTATGCTCTTAATCTTGTTATAAGGGATCAAGAAGATAAATTATTTATTGCTGAACCTCCAAAAAATTTATCTCCTGTTGCACAAAGAGAAGCACAGCCACTTTTAGATAAAAGATATGTAAGTTCACTAAATGTGGACATGAAAGAACGCGCAGCAACACTTAGAGCAGATTTCAAAAATGATCCAGTAGGATTCGATGAGGCTTATAGTGCTTATGTAGAAGAAACAGTAAAGGTTTCTGGCAAATATGCAGCTCAAGCAAGAGAGATTGGAGCAACATATGCTGGTCAACATACTGCTGCATTATATGCAGAAAAATTAGAAGAAGAAGATAGAATAGATTTTCTAAATGATTATGAAAACATAAGACAGCAAATAGACGAAATTGCAACTTATGCTGGTTCTAATCTTGTAGAGGTACTTACAGGCAAAAGAAAATTTGAAGAGTTAACACAAGAAGGTGGCTTTATTGATCAGTTGCAAAAAGATCATGGAGGTCGTTTAGGTAGCACTCAAATTACTGAGCTTAAAAACCTTGCTCGATCAGCTTACTATGGTGGTCAGACTATAAGAATTGCAACTTCATTAGATAGACTTGCTGAAGACAATAGCCCTTTTGTAAAGCGTAATGTGGTTACAGGTCATTTAAGACATATGCAAGATGCTTTGCGTAAGGGAACTGTATCAAGTTTGCCTGAAGCTGTTCAAAAAAGTTTGGCTAGATTTGGATTTGATCAAGCGTTTCTTGAGCAAGAAGGCATGGGCAGAGTTAGAAATACACTTGCATCAAATCTTTCTGTTATAGAAGGTAATCTTCAAGAGCAATATAATGCTGAGTTTGCACTAAATAAAAATCTTATCATAGAAAGCAAGGTTGCATCTGAGCAATATATAAGCAGCAAAGAATCTCAAACACTTTTAGATGCATATGGTATAACAAACGCATATGACCTTGCGGGTAATTTAAATAATTTATTAAAACCAGCCGATAAAAGGACATCAACAGAAAATCTTTTACATGGCTTGCTATTCAAACAAAAAGGTGGTTTGCCACAATCAGCTATAGATCTTTTAGGAGATCAACAAATCATACAGGATATAACTTCTCAAGATCCTGAAATGATTCGTCCATTGCTTAATATGTGGCGACAAGTAACAACCTTTAATCAAGGCGGTTATTCAAACTCAACAAATCGCGGATTGAAACCAGAAGCTCATTTATTTTGGTCAACTATGGAAGCGTATGACAACTCTGTACGCACAATGAACTTAGAACAATTTTTTGCAAAAAAGGTTGAATATGACAATCTTCCTAAGGACAGAAGAAATTTATTAGTTAACCAACAGTTAACGGCTGGTGGTTATGCAGATATGGATGCATTTATAAAAGAAAATATAGATGTCGAAAGTACAGATCAGCTTGATTTTTTCTCCAGATATGCAGATGAACTGGTTTACTTACATGGAACTCCTAAAGCAGAAAAGATAATAAAAAGCTCTTTAGATAAAGTTTTTGTAAAATCTGATTTTATTTTTGGCAAAGAAAAATCACGATTTGCTCCAGAGCTTGTTTATAATAATGAAGATATGCAAGAACTTGAAAAAGCTGTAATGGCTCAAGTTTTAAGAGCGTCAAATATAAATATTGAATTTGCAGATTTTGGGCGAACTATTTTTTTAAAGCCAGATCCAAGAGAAGGGCCAGCTCTTCCTGTTTATACAATAGTAGATCCAGATGGTATGCCTCTTATGTCTGGCTCTGAAGTATTGCAAGTTGGACCTCAAGCAATTCTAGCAGCGCGTAGATTAAGAACTAATCAGTCAATAGAAGAGCTAAGAGCAGAGGCTTTAGAAGAAAGAGAGCAGTTCCTTAGGTTTAGAGCGTCTGTTGATAAATCTTCTGATACTACTGTTGGCACTATAGCTGGTGGTAGAATAGATATAAGCGAGTTTGAATAATGGATGTAGGTCGTAGGGACTTCTTCATTGCAGCAAGCGCAGGATTTAAGGATGAAGTAGATCCAAGCTGGTATGAGGCTTGGAAAGCAAATGTTGCATATTACAACATGCCAATCATTGAAAGTGTTGAAGAATCAAAGTTGTTTGGCGGTGTAGAAGCTGATCCAAATTATGATGTTGTTGCTGAACTTGATGAAAAATATTTGCCATTTTATGAGGATTTAGTAAGAGCTAAAAATTCTGAACATCTTCAGTTCCTTAAAAGCCGTGTTGATAAATCACTTGCTCGAAGAGATATAATGAATCGTGGTCACTGGTCAGCGGCCTTGGCTGGTGGAATTACAGATCCATTATTCCTTACAACCTTTGTGCCAGGTCTTAATGCTATTGGTCTTGGTAGAACTATTGTAAGTGCCACTACTAGAGCATCAGCAGTTGGTCTTGGTTATGGTGTTGCTTCAGAAGCAAGACGCGCTCCTTTTGCTGTTGCTGATTCAGAATATGAGTCTGCAATGAACATTGCTTCTTCAACAGCAATCAGTGGGTTCTTTGGTGGCGCATTTAAAACTGCTGGCTGGATGTATCCATTTATTGAATCAAGTGCCAAGAAAGTGGGTAGAGTTGCTCGTGGAGAGAAGATAAAGCATGTATGGGATGATGATGCTGTCAACCTCGATGATGGCTATGTAGGGGCGCGAGACAGCGAATATGACCCTGTTGTTGACGCATCAATAGTAAGTGGGCCAATACACAAAGAAATGTCAAAGGCTCATGTGCCTCAAGATGTAAAAAAGATGCTTCTTGATCTTGTTGGTAATAGTTCTATTCCTGTGCAAGGCAATAGAGCTGGTATTGCTACGCAATCAGTTGCTCAAATATCAGCTACATTTGAAGGTTTGTATTATAACTTAGAAAGAAATCTTAGAGATTTTCATAAACAACATATTGGCGCGGGTGAAAAAGCCAGATCTATTATGGGCATCTATAGTCCTTTTACAAAAGAATTAGATGGTTTTATTGATGATACCGTAAAAAGATACATTCTTATGAAGCATCCAAATCCAGCTATCAAAAGATCTGCTTTGGAAGGAATGAGTGATGCTCAACAACAAGCAATAGATATGATGGAGATAATGTTTAAAGGAATAGGAGAAGACATGACCTATTCTGGAGCATTAAAAACAAATACACAGATTGGCAAAGAGATTGCGAAAGATAATACACGCATAGAACAAAAAGCTGCCCTTATGGCAGACATTGAAAAAAATAAACGTGCTGATGGTACTTATTCAACAAAGCAATTCAAACGTATAAAACAATTAGAAGATGAGATAGAGGCAATAAGAGGTCGTATTACTCGTAATGAGGCTGCTTTGAACGCACCTCCAAGAAAAGATTTTAGGTTTCCTATTTATTATAATAAAGAGCTTTTACTTAGTGATGATTCTGCAAGAGAGCGGTTAACTCAAATCTTTGAAAATCATTACATAAGAGAAAGATACAACGAAGGCACTGTTGATTATCAAGATGTAAAAGGCGGCAGTGTAAGTGCAAGAGAAGATGCTGAGAGAACGGTAAATAGAATACTTACTGATGATGCTGATGATTTTGAAAATCTTTTGCCGTCAGAAGAGAAAGACTTTGTTGGAAGTTCTAAGCACTTAAGACATCGAAAAACTAACATACCAGAGCATGATATTACTGAGTTTATACACTTAGGCAGAGATGCTTTGCATGGATACATATCAAGAGTTGGAAAACAAATAGCATTTGCTACTAAGTTTCAAGGCAGAAATGTTGACGAAGTTTTAGAAGACATTACTGATTTGATGAAAAAAAATGGGAATACTGACAAACAGATATCTGATGTAAGAACAGCTTTTAGTGGTGATTATTTAAGAGTAATGGGAGCATATAGACGCGATCCTGATCGACTTGATAATCAAATGGCGCAAGTCATAAAAGGTGTTTCTGGTTGGACATATCTCCCGCTTGCTGGTGTATCAGCAATAACAGATGTTGGGTCTATAGTATTAGCACATGGTCTTAAAGATTCAGTTGGTGCAGGATTTAAGGTCTTTGATGATATAGGGTTTGTTGGAAAAGTTGTAAGAGATCTTCAAGCTAGTGGAGAAGGTTTAGACATATCATACAGCATTATGGCAAGAGAAATGGTGTCTGATTCTGTAAGAAGGATTACAGCAAGTAGACCTGAAAGATTTGTTAATTTTGGTAATAAAGTATTTTACACAGTTAACGGTCTTGGTCCGATAACTCAAGCTGGCAAAATTTTGAATGCAATAGCAGTAAACAACTCGTTTATAAAACTTTCTCGTCAACTAGTTTCTGGAAAAATAAGCAAGAGAGATGAAGAGTTTCTTCGTAGATTTGGCATAAGTGATGAGCTTGCTGAATATATGCAAAAAATGCCAACTGAAAAATCATCAACATCTAATATGGAATATGCAAATACAGATGCATGGGATAGATCTACACCACAAGCAAGAGAATTTATAAGACAGTATCAAGCTGCTGTTTCATCTCATACAAACAATACAATTATTATGGGGCAAACATTTGATAAGCCTCTAATCGTTGATGGCGTTATGTATATGAGAGACAATGCATTCTTTCAGATGATGAGAAAGAAGTTTCCCACTCTTTATAAAATAGATAGCCGCGCATCTTTTGGGTCACAACAACTTATACGTTTTGATAGTGGCATGCTTAGTTTGCCATTCACTTTTATGAATTTTGCATTTGGTGCAAACAATAAAATTTTGGGTGCAATAAGAGATCCAAATAGGCAGCATAGATTGCAAGGTGTTGTTGCTCTAATTGGCCTGTCATATCTTTCATTAGTAATAAAGAAACCAGATTATTGGTTTGAAAAACGAGAGAGTCCAGAAGTTCTAGCAAGAGTCATTGATCACTCAGGATTGTTAGGTGTTTACAGTGATATTGGATATATGGGCCTATCGATGGCAGCAAATACTGGCTTGATACCTGAGAATGGTGTTGGTCCATTTGTGCCAAAATACATTAGCAGAGATAAAGACGAAAGATTAATGGATGCTTTAACAGAGCCATTTGGTGCTCCTGCTGGTCTTGGGCTTGCTTATAGTAGAGCAATCCATGATTTCCTGAATGGTAGATATAATGAGGCTTCTGCTGAGTTTTTCTACAATGCTCCATTTATTGGCCTCCCTTACATAAAAGATGACGCAAGGGATCTAATATTAGGTGGTCGTTAATTGTGCGTGGAAGCATATATCAATGGATGATAGGAGTGAATTATGACAATTAGTTTGAGTAACAATGCAGCGCGAGTTTCTTACTCTGTAAGCCAAGGGGTTACACAGAGTAGTTTTACCGTGTCTTTTGAGTTTTTTGATGATGACGATCTTTCTCTATATGTAGATGGCACTCTTAAAACTCTAACAACTCATTACACAGTATCAGGTGGAGATGGCTCTACTGGTACAATAACAATGACCAGTGGCAACAATGTTACTGGGATTAGTGGCGGCAGCACCGTTGTTATTACGCGCGATATTGATCTTGATCGCGTGACTGATTTTCCATCATCAGGTCCATTTGCTGTAGCAACATTAAATACTGAGCTTGATAGGTTTACAGCTATTGCCGCTGATCAAAAAGATGAAGTTGATAGAGCGTTACGTCTTCAAGATTTTGATTCTGCTGTCTCGATGACGCTTCCACTCAAGGCAGCACGATTAGGTACAGTGCTTGGTTTCAATGCATCAACAGGTGCGCCAGAAGCAGGGCCAACTATAGCCAATGTTAATAGTCTTTCTGCTATTACAACAAATATAAACACGGTTGCTGGTATTCAAAGCAATGTAACTACGGTTGCTGGCATTTCTTCGAATGTTCAGACTGTTGCTGGTATTGCCGGAAATGTAACCACTGTAGCTGGCATAGCTAGTAATGTTACATCTGTTGCTGGCAATACAACAAACATAAATACTGTTGCTGGAAAAGCATCTGAGATAACAAGTGTCGCTGCAAAAGCCAGTTTAATTACAAGTGACTTTGTATCTGATCTAAATGCTCTGGCTGTTACAGATGTAATCAATGACATCAATACATTGGCAACAAGTGATATTGTTAGCGATCTGAACACGCTGGCTACAAGCGATATTGTCTCTGATCTAAACACATTGGCTACGAGCGATATTGTTAGCGACATTAATACTCTTGCTACATCAGATATTGTTACAGACTTGAATCTGCTTGCCACCTCTGACTTTGTTTCTGACCTCAATACAATCGCAACAAGCGGAAATGTAACAGCTATTAATAATGTTAGTGGCTCAATATCTAACGTAAACACGGTTTCTGGCATAGCTAGTGATGTAACGGCTGTAGCTGGAATAAGCAGCGATGTAGCTGCTGTCGAAAATATTGCTGCTAATGTGACTACTGTCGCTGGCATTGCGTCAAATGTGACAACAGTTGCTGGTGCAGCATCAAACGTAAGCACTGTTGCTGGAGCGATTACCAAC